GCCTCTGTCTTCATAACAGTAGAACCTGTTAATGATCTAACAGATCTTTCATCTTTTGTGGGTTTAGTTTGAATAATAGCATTACGAGTAGAAATAATATTCTCTTGAACTGTTTCTAATGTTCCAGCAGCAGTATAAGTATCCTCACCAAATGTATCTGTATTTTCCTGATCGTTAGTAGTGTTGTCGATAACAGTAAATGTCTTAGTTCCAGTATCAAATCTAGGATGATTACCTGTATTTGGATTTGGAATATAGAAACTACCAATTAAGTTAGCTCCAAGATCAGATATAAATCTTCTTTGTGTAATAGTTGCAGTAGCACCACTACTAGCACCTCTAAGCTCCATATTAAGAGCACTGTATCCAAAATAATCACCTTGTGTTTGATCACTCATGGATTTTGTATCAACATTAAGTATTGTTGAAGTAGCAGAGTATGTTGCTGGCATATTTGTAGCACCACCACTGGCAGATGCAAGTTGAACAGTACCAGGTGTTCCTAAGAATGTTTCAAGACCAGTTGCACCAACTTGAGAAATATATGGATTTTTAGCAAACACTTCAGATGGAGCATTATATGGCCCTGCTCTATGATTTGCTTGTGCAACTCTAAATTTAAGGGCAGGAACATCTGTTCCTTCTGCAGGAAGACCAGATCCTGGCATTGTTCCAATAACTGTTTCTCCAACTTGGAAAGTTCCTGAAGTCATTGTAATTTCAGTTAACTTAGGAGTGCAATATTTGTGTACTTTAACACCATCAAAGAAAGGATATAATTCTGTTAATGGTTTACATTTAGTTACTCTAAATTCTACGTTTCTTGAACGCATTGTCATGATAACATCACGACTTACAACTCTATCACCTAGAGATTCTTTATCAAATTGTTCTGTTATAACCTTTCTAGTTCCACTTCGAGTTTGGTGATCAACTCTAAATGTATCACGAACAGTATCTTGAAGAGTTGTTGTGGTTGTTGTAGTAACATCTTGTGAGTGGTTAACACCAGATCCACCATTAATCCAACCCGCTTTAATAATTTCTTCTTCAGTTGTAGTGCTTGTTTCATTTCTAGTTCGTCTACGTTCTGAAAAGTCTTGACCACTCCAGTTTGTTTCCCATGAATTCCATTGTATTGGAGCCATTCCAGTTTGTGGATCAAGGCCAAATTGTTGCATTGCCTGTGCCATTATACCAGCAAAATTACCTTCTTGCTGAATTATCTTTGCATCAATTCTTGCAGTGTCTGTCCATGTATCTGTGGATGGTGACAACTTAACAGTTGATTGCCAAAAACTTACTAAGAATGGTGTAACACTCTCTGTTCTAGTTGCAAATTGTTGACTTAACCATTCAGTCTCTGTATATGAAAGAGTAACAACATCCGATGTTTTTGTTATATTTGTTCCTTCAGCCGCAAGAAAAGCACGATCAGTTCCAGCAGTAACACCATCAACTGGGCCTGGCATTAGATCTATAGATGTGCAATAATGTTGAGGTCTGAATTCATTACGAGCAGGATCTAAACTACATTTTACTTTTAATCCTTGAGTTTCCTGTGCTTTAAGACTTGTAAAATTATCCACAAAGAAACCAGATTTAAATTTATTTAATCCATCAGCGTCAGCAACAAACATATTTGATGTCTGTGTTTCAAGCAGAGACAAGGATGTATAATATTCAAGATTCTTGATTCTATCCTCAAGATCTTTGATGTCACTCATTCTATATCTCTTATATTTTAAGAAATCAATACTTGCTTGTCTAGGTGAGAATAAAAATGGAGGTAAAACAATACTTGCTAATTCTATCGCATCATCCACTCCAGTTGGTCTCTCTCGTTTTTCTGATGGATCACCGTATTGAATTTGGAACCTACCAGTTTTATCTAAGAAAATTCTATCAACTCTTCCAACAAAATGAGAAAAATCTACAGTGATTGTCTCATCTGAAGCTAATATATTTGCAGCAGAACTTCCAGATCCTGTAAATGTTCTTCCGAAAAATTCAAATGGTGATCTTACATTTTCAGCAACTGTGTAAGAAGAAACCTTTGGTCTTATATCAATTGTATCGGTAACATATTCACCATTAATCATTGGAATTTCTTTACTATAATTCCAACTATTGTAAGAATTTCTTACCGTGATATCTCCTTCATCGGTTGAATCATAGTATCCGTTTTTAAAATATATCTTTAATTGTTTCTTTGGTGCTCTCGCATTCGATCTTCTGGTAATAAATCCATAATCATAGAAAGTGCTTCTTTGACCATTAGTAAATGTATAATTTGCTGATATATTTTTACTAGGATTATCTAAAGTTGTAATTAAACCTTGAACAGTTGATTCATCAAATGCTACAACTTCACCTTCTTCAAATGATGTTTCGTTTAAAGTAATATATGTAATTTGAGCATCTGTTAGATTTTCAGCTATAATCGCTACAGCACCACTATTTTGACCTGTAATTCTCTCACCTATAACTAAATCACTTGTTTTTCCTGATGGGCCATTTAGAGACGTTAGAGTCATCTTAGGTGCACTAGCTGTTGACGTATCAGTTGATTCAAAGATACCATGAATACCAATAATATCTGCCTCATTTAATACTATTTTGTCATCTTGAACTCGTGTTCCTATAGGGAAGTTTCCATATGTTAAACCATCATTTAAAGTTGTTGCACCAATACCAGATGCATTATCTTTAGAGTAATTAACAACCGTTGCATTTACACGATTTAATCTTTTTACTTTTGCAGTTGGTTTAGATTTTGTGAGAGTTGCTATTAACGTGCATCCTGTTGTTGCTGCACCTAAACCCTCTATCTGTAATATTGTATTGCCTGTAGTAAAGGTAAACATATCAGCAGCTAATGCAACAGTGCTTCCATCAGCTCTCATGAAAACATATCTTTCTTCATCAAATGGTAGGAATGATTCATTGGTTCCTGCACTCAATGCAGACGTAAGTTGACCTAATCCTGTATTTGGATTAAGTGCAACATCAACACTAAATGTTTTTCTAATTGTTAATGATGAATTGGTAAGATCAACATCTGAAATAAATGCTTTTGGCATTAATGCGTATAATTTACTTTCAGTAGACCTTTCTAATGGTGATGTTTCAAGTCTTAAACTAGAAACAGTTAAATTTGCTGAAGTTGGAAGTGCACCACTACAAACACCAGTAACGGTAGCAATACCTGAATTTGCAGCTCTTAATCCTGTAACTTCAACATCATTTGTATTAACTGTTGATATTCTTGCAAATGATGGAACGTTATTCCCTAATCCACCGAACGATAAAATATTTCCAACTTTTAATGTGCCAGGAAATAGTGAATTTTCACTAGTAACTGTGCATACTCCAGTGGCAGCATCTATTTTTGTAAATTGACCACTACCAAAATTAATAACTGGTCGTTGTATTACATCACCTGTAAAAGTTTTTGCTGAACCAACATCACCTAATTGTGGGCCACCATAGATTTGTTTAACATCTTGCATACCAAACGAGGTAATAGCAGTTGCAACACGATTATTAGATATTCCATTTATTTCAAATGGTTCGTTTGCAATAAACTCTCCAGTTTTTTCATAAACAACTAAAGATGTGCTATTACTTACAGCAGATCTTAAAAATCCTGTAGCACCACTATACTTACCTTTAATTTGAGTTGGTATAGAGAATGTGACGGGTTCATTTAAAGTTACTTTAGAAAATAATTGAATATCATAAAGTGAAGTATCCCATTCATTTACTGCAGTATTCGCAAGAGTGTAAGAACCAGATTCTAGTGCAAAATCATAAACTCTAGCAACACCAATTTCTTCTCCTGCCACTTTAAATGGATTTTCACCAGCTCTTGTATCTCTTAAACTAACAATATATGTATTTCCGATACCTATGGTTGGTGCACCATTGACATTATTCATTCTTACTGAATTTCCAGTTTTATATGCAACACCTTGACTTTCCAATCTTTTTGAAGTTCTGGGTTTTGGTGCATCAATATATGTTGAACTTATTGTTTCGACTTCATACCCTTTTACGAATGCTTTACCAGGTGAAACTTGATAAACTGCAAGATCATCTGATGCTAGAGTTCCACCTTGTGTAAATTCGCCTTGATCATAAATTCCTCCATTCTTAATTCCGTCATTCAATGAATCTTTCATAGAAACACTGAAACTCCTAACCATATAATCACCAGATTCTGCATATGTTCTACGAGCTAATTCATCTTTAATGAAACTGTAATTAGTATTTTTAACTTGTGATTTTAAAACTCCATTATCAATAACTGCAAGTTCAATAAAATTAGAATCATTAAAATCATCTAATGGTTTAGCAAACAAACTACATGATATTTTTAAACGATCTGCACCAGGTGCAGCATAATTATTAAATCCTTTTGAGTTATCCGCTAGTGTTTCATCCTCATCAGCATTTATTATATCCTCTTCTATTCTTAAACCAATTCTAGCACTAGGATTATTTGTATATTGTGATAATATAATAGTCTCATCTTGAACTTGAACAAAATTACCTCTTACAAAATATACACCATTAGATATTGAGAAAGATGCAGCAGTAGATGTTGCATTGTTTGCAATACATGATGCGAATGATTCTCCTGTAGGTATAAAAGCATTATTTTCAGGCCCAGAAACAATATCACTATCCGCTATTAATAATTCTCCATCAGCAAATGTTTTAATACTACTATCTTCCACACCTGAAGACATGTATGAAATATAGAGTGTTAAGTTACCATTCTCACTATTCTCAGACATGAGAACCTGTTTAATTATTGCAGTTACACCAGTAGATGCTCCAATTATTTTTCTATCAATTAATTGTTCAACATAAAATTCTACAGGAACTCCCAAATGACTATTATTTAACTCCACAGCAAAATACTCTGCAGAATATGCAGTATTACCTGGTATTACTTTTGCACCTTCTTTGAAAAAATGTTGACCAAATTTTTCAATTTGATTTTGTAATATAGATTGAAGACCAGTTAATTCTCTTGCTTGTACGGGATATCCAGGCTTAAAAAGAACCTTATGATAATTATCATTCGGATCGAAATCATCAAAATACGGTGAAACGTTAAGGTTAGTTTGCTGAGCCATAGTTAATTAGAACTGTAATATTATTTTGATGTCTTCTTTTTGGTTGGAAGATCTTGTGATTGATGGTCTATGATCAACATAAATCATATTTCCAGAATATTTGTCAATTTCTGGATTAGAAACTCCCTTCGTAAATGTTTGACCAAGGTAGTAGGTTCTATTATTTATTGAAGTTGAAAGACCTGTAAATGTAGTGCTGATTGATAAATTGGAACTACCACCAACAATAGTTACATTTCCACCAGATGATGGATCAGCAGTAAATCTTGTTGTGTTATAACCATAAATTGCTGCAGTCGCTGTTTGTGCAGTTGAAACAGAACCAGTTGCGGTTATAAAACCAGCGATAGTTCTATCCTGCCAATATTTTAAAACACCAGTAGTTTGATCATAACTAATCACCTTACCATAAGCAGTAACACCTGTTCCAGTTGTTTGAGATATTAAACTATCTCCAGTAAATGTTACAGAACTATATCCTGTTCCTGATAATCTTAATCCATAAGCAGCACTAGCTTTATCTAATGTAAGTATTTCATTTGAGTTAAATGATTTAGGATTTTCTATAATACCAATTCTAGCAATTTGGTTTCCTGTTATAAAATCTGGGTTTTCTGCATCATTTTCAATTCTGGCATACATCAATGCATTAGTTGCACCCAATTCTCTGTAAATATCAGCACCATGACCACCTGGTGGTGGGATAATAACATCAAGAGTTGGTGGAGCAGTTGGTGTTGGAACAGATCCAGCAGCTAAATCCACATTACCATAAGTATATCCAAACCCTTCGTTTGATACAGTAACACTTTCTATTTGTGCATCATTGTTAACAACAACAGTGCATTCTGCATTAAATCCATCACCCTTAATTGGAACTCTAGTATAAGTTTGGTTAGCAGTTCCTATACCAGTTCCTCTATTTTTAACTACAACAATCTTAATTCCACCATCAACAGCATTATTTTTTATTGAAGCATCTGCAGCATTATCTCCCCAGTTTAATGGAACTGGCATAAAGTCAGTAGAGTCAAATTTAATTAAATCTGCTGGTTTGATACTATACAAGTATTTCCAAATATATCCGTCACCAGATGTACCTGCTGTTCTTGGTTCTAAATCTGTAAAGGTTGGTTCGTCTAGAGATGGTTTTCCATCAGGTGTTTCTGGTGTTGTTCCGTTTTGAAGACAAATATAAACTCTAAAGTCACTGTTAACAACAAAGTAATTCGCAGTATATAATGATGTTCCACCAGAGTTTGGTGGTGCATTAGAAATACTATAGTCTTGTCTATAGTAATCATATGTTGTTCCAGAGTTCCAATTTAGTTTTGGAACAATTTGTTTCACATCTGCAGAAGTTATCCTCTTCACAGCAATCATACTATCATAGTAATCATTCATATTACTAAAACTATCAATAGGTGCTGGAGGAGCAGAATCCCATGTTGATACAATACTCGTTGGATTGGGTAATCCTACAAATGCATAATATGAATTAGTCGAAGTAGATACACCAGCAACGAAGTTTTTTGCGTTTAATATTCTTATTTGATCCGTTATGATTGCCGACATGAATTTTTGTTTACACTTTTTTTATTTATTTAGACGA